CATGGCCTTTTTCGTTCGGATGCCCGCCTTCGGCAAACACATTACCGTGGTCTTTTATCTTACTTGTAAGGATACTGCGCCAGTTCATCCCTGGGTACATTAGAGTAGGCACGTTAACTGTCCATTTATTTTCAAGTACATTAAACTGTATCACCTTAGCGCCAGTGGTATGCTGCGCATAATCAAATAAATTAATTGTTTGCTGGAAGTTGTATTCGCTCCAATCTCGATGATAGCTCATTCCTAGCCATAGTTTTTGAAGTTTAAACCAATTTTCATCAATATCTGAATTAGGCTGTGCTAACCACGTACCGTGCATGTGCCGATTCCATGGTGGGTCTTTCCTGCCTACTTCGTGTAACGGATTAAACCAACTCTGTCTGTTGCTATCAGTTAATCCTACTAACCACAATGTATCTTTTAATTCATCTCTAGAGTTGTTTAATAGCCATTGCAGTGTCCAGCGCATGCTTTCGAGGCTACTACCTGGAAAAGCCATGTTTTCAAGTTCAAGCCCATAATGGTTAGCAACTAATCCAGCATAACAATGATCTAACCGATATTTTTTATTTTCATCATAGTGATCACGCATTCCGCTATCTGGATAGGCACTAAATTGTGGATCTAATAGTTCGTCGCCATATGTCCAACTATCACCAAATGCTATAATTCGTTTAATGGCCATGTAGTACCTTTTATCTGAAGAGGATCTGTGTAATTTCACCTCTAGTTAACTTTACTTCCGGTACTGTTATATAGCCTTGTCCGGTGGTGACCAGCGAAATACTTGACACTACATTACCTGCAACTGTAGCTGTTGCTGTTGCGCCTGTGCCCCGTCCGCCATCAAATACAACGTTAGGATTGCCAGCACCATACCATTCAACTCCGCCACCATTTAATGTAACATTGCTAATGCTTCCGTTGCTTACTTCGCAAACTGCACTTGCAGCATACCCATATTGGTTAACCTCAAACCGTACCCAGTTGTGTCGTCCATCAACATTAACATAATCGCGACTATCTTGATTAACGTAAACTGTTTGTGAGCCAATATCGTACCATGGACCAATTTGCGAATCGCTGCCCTGTGCTTTAAGATTTCCAGTAAAATTATCAAAGTCAAGTTGGAAGGTTGTTAGTGTGTTGTCAGCCGTATATGCCATGCTGGTATAATTTCTGTTGCCATCAGATGCTGGGGTGTTTTGCTTAACTGGTGCTGGCAGCTGAAGAATTGTACTTTCAACAAAATTTGGATAGACACCGTCAACAATATCAACTTGTCCTCTGCCGCTGGAATATGCATCAGTGAACACTGTTTCAAACAAATCACCACTTGCCCGTTCTAAACTCCAACTGGCATTTTGAGATTCAATGCTATCCAAATCTTCAGACGTTAACACAACTTTTGCCCGGCCATGCGTTGCTGATAGCACATTCAAGTCCTTAGCAATAAGCAAATCGTTGCCGTCTGTGCTAATCATCCTGAATGTGATTGTGCTGCCCGAGATATTTACGGGTTTTTGGTCTTGGTTGATAAATTCAAATAATATGACGTTATCCACACCTAGGTTTACTTTTAATTTTTTAGCATACACTGGTTGCCATCTCCTTTGAAAATACGCCCCACTGGTGTCGACTAATAACACCTGTTGCTTTTGCTGATATAAATACACAGTGGTAGAATACATTAATTATAACTCCATTACAAGGTATTTATGGGCGTAGAGCTATTCGAAAAGATTGCTGAAAGATACCCGTTCATTACTTTCTGCACTTATGCAGGAAATGAGTATGTGGGCGTGGTACAAAATCGTGACGATCAGATCACCACTATCTATGATTTTGGTGGCATAGTTAACGATCAACTCAAACGAGATTTTATTGAGTTAGCATCGCAGTGGTGGTGGGAAAGCAATCGTAGCATACCTATCAACATATTCCTCAAGCAAGATTGGGAGCAGTTCAGACCTTATCTCAAGACATTTATTAATAAAGATGTAAACATACTGCTTGGACCTGCAACAAGTTTAGCAGAACTTTCACGTAAGAAAATTAAACGCCGTAGTATTACTCTTGTTCGCAGAGTAGATTAAGGTGTAGTGCTACTAGCGTTGCGTGGCTAATTGCATGACTTTTCTTAAACACAAATCCATCAGTGCTATCGCCGTCCCACACACTAGCAAATACTTCATCCCATGATTTATTTTTTAAGTGTGCTTTTCCAGGTCGGATGATTGATATAAATGCAGCCATACGCGGTATGCTGTCTGGGCGCATTTCTTTTAGTAGTTGTGCATAGTTACCTACATGCACTAGCTTTTGTACAATTTCACTGTCAGTCCACATTAGGTCCCATTGGGGATCTTTTGCTAACAAGTTGTCGTAGTGTTGCCGATCTTGTACTAATGTGTACACACTCATATTAAGAAAATCTAGTTTAAAATATCCACGACTTTGTGCCTCTTCGTATGTAATGCTAGCACAGTTATTTTGTGCATCATACGGAACAGGTGTAACATATACACCTGAGTTGTGACGTCGACCTTGTTTGTTTTGACGGGCTGAAGTACATTGAATTAAATCAATGATTGTTTGCCTGTCAGCAAAGTCAATGTCGACGTCTGCACTCATGCTAATTCGCGAATAAACGATGCAATATTTGCTACTGCAAACAACCCTGCTGCATATGTAAACCAGTGACCTAGACTAGCTGCTGGCATTAGTTCATTGTATATTGCTTCGCCTAGCACAACGCCGCCTTGGTACAATGCATAACAAGCAGTTAGATATGCTGCTACTTTTACTACACTAAGATAAAACTTTTTGTCTTTGTGTCTAGGTATTCTTGCAACTTGCGCTGCCTTTGGTCGAGTTAATCCCATTGGTATCTCCTTTATGTTGCTTTACTTATAACACATATAATGCAGCTTGTCAACCTACCATCCTGCTTGTTTAAGTATTTTTTCTGCATATGCTTTGTCATCAGGGTATTCTTTAAACTTTTTCTGCCAAAAGTCTGGGTCAATCCAAGGCCATACTATCTTAATCTGATCACCGTTCATGTTCTCGAGATAGTCTTGCCCTGACTTGCTGTTAAACAACAACCACGGACTAATGCGTCCAGTTGATATTGCAAATGCTATGGTATTTTCGTTTCCATATCGCAAAAAATCATGTGCCGGATTACCAGTTTTGTCACTCCATTTCATACTGTACTTGATACCACGCTCAAGTGCATCTTGCAGTGCTTCTCGTTTTATGTATTGCTGTAAGTACTCATCGTACACAGCTTCTTTGCACCAGTGATCTATCTTTTTGTTGTTTACTAGTATCCACTGTAAAAACTTGGGTACGTTTATAGCGTTAATAGCCTGACAGTGTCTGCCCCATTTTACAAATGCTTTGTAATACGGGCTTTTAGCAAAATCTGCAAATGTTTTTAGTTTAGCACTGCCTTGTGTTGTTTCATAGAAACGCAAATAGGCTTGTAAACCTATTTGTACACCTACTTCTTTTTCTTCTTGAAATCTCTTTTTTGGTTCACACAGATGAACAGCCAGACTGTTTTCTCGCTTGAACTCGCGTTTGCAATACTTGCAAACATAGACTTCACTTTTTGTCTGCGGTGCCACTGTCACGCATGTATTCCTTCAGTTCGCTATTGGTTACCAATTTACTTAGTAAATCAATTTCATCTGCTTTCATTGCAGGATACAACTCCATTAACATTTTCTTTGCTATGTTGTTTCCTTTTTCTTTTTTCTTTGGCGCAATCCACTGATGTCTAAAATTACCCATGCCCGGGCTAACACTTGTAGCACACAACCATTGTAGCTTTGGATGTTTGTTAATGTCAAAGAAATGTTTGTTAAAGCGTTCGTTGCAGGATATCAAATAGTATTCCTGCAAATCACGATCTCCTTGCACACTACTTCCCCACCGTATCATGAGATAGTTTGAAAACTTCTTGCGTTCTTCGTCTGTTAGACTGTCATAAAAGTTTCGATCTTTGCTGTCAAAGCAACGCATTTCATTTGCTATGTTGAGCTTATCGCTCATTGTGTTTTCTCCAAACTTTATGCAAAAAGTAAAACCAGAATCCATTGATGATAGGTTCAACAAATGCATCTACTGCGGCAAGTTCTAAACTAGCACCAGTAATTACTCTTACACAAATAATTGCGATTAGGATATGCCCAATGGTGTATACAACAGCAAGTTTAAGACTGCTGTCGCCTGCTAACAGTTTATATATGTGTTTTACAGAAATCATTAGAATGCCTGCATAATGTCAACAATTTCACAGTTCCTAGAAATATCTTTAACAAAGTAAACACAACGAGGCTTATAACCATCATCAATTGGAACTGCTAGCATTTGCCCATTCTTTAACTTTGGTACATACCAAGTTACATCCTGATACACATCAACAATTTCAATATCCAAGTAAGTAGGAGCAAAACTAGTTAACGGATTAAATTCAAAGACTTTGAATCCTCTATCGTTAATACTAGTAAGTGCTAGCATTTCTAGATCGCCTACATCCGGCTCTCCAATCAACACTTGCCAGTCAATGGGCATTTTCATAGTAGTATTGCCAATTTTAAGCACTAGTGCTGGACTATTAAACGTTTCTAAGAAAATCAACGGAATGTAAAAATGATCTGCATTTGTTGGATCACTGTTGTCAAATATTGCAAACCGCATATCGTCAATTTCTTCGGGTAATGTATCCAAATCAAATACAGTATTATCTAGTGTTAATATTCTCATTTATTCCTGCCCATGATAACTCCGTAGTCCTGTGTTAATAAAATTTCAAACCCGTTGACCAACAAATACGGCACAACAGCCCCTCCCTTGCCTATGTACACTCCGTTGTGTAAGTAGGTATCATCTAAACACACAATACAATTATTAGTCATGTGCGGTAGTAAATTCTGCATCTGTGCTAGGTGTGCAACCTGGCAGTTGATGTTATTCATTGT